TAACGGCGCCGACGTTCCGAATCGACACTGACAGCCGGACAGACGCTTGGAACAGACGTCGTTTGCGCTGTCCGTGTCCGCGATCCTGTTGTCGTTGACGTCGTAATTACTGCCCGTATAGCCGCATTCCGGCCCGCGATACTTCCAGATGCAGACGTTTTGAATGATCGGACGCCGCGGCAGTTGCAAGCCCTGGAAATCGAACGCCGCCGCTAATTGGAACTCGACGACTTCGCGCGTTTCCGTCGTGCGCTGTTCGATGAAATAGACGTCGTCCGGGAATGCCGCCGTCGCGTCCGCGGTCGGATTCGCGATCGTCTGGCCGGTTCCGCCCCAGGTCAGCGCGGCGCCGGCGACGGGCGCCTGGCCCACAGTGACGACGCCGGCCGCGGTCGCGCTGTAGTCTGTGACCGTGACGCCCGCAGCTAGACCCGCCGTCTGGATATAGGCGCCTAGTTTCGTGTCCTGGATATGCATTCCGCCCCAGGCCAAAACGTCCGCCGTCTGGCTGGTCGTCGCCGCCGAACCTTGAACGTCCATCCGGAAAATGCGCGTCGTGTCAGCCGCCGACGGCGCGGTCGTCGAAAACCGCGTCCAGGTCGGCGTAACAGTAACGACGACGGGATTCTGTCCGTTCAAACTCAATTGAACCTTGTACGTCGAAACGCCGTCCGTCGATTTCAGCCATATCCCGATTGTGTACGCCAGGCCCGTTACGGTCGCGACACTGTTCGACAGACGACTATAGTCGGTGCTAGTCGTTCCCGTCCCGCGGTTGAATACGACGCGCGACGCCGTCATCGTGCCATTAGGCGCCGCCGCATAGTTCCCAGTGACGACCGGCGCGACGCCAGTCCCGCTGGTTTGCTTCGACCAAATCGCATTGGTCAAATCTTGCGAATAGCGCAATAGGTTCGTTCGCGGCGACGCGGAAAGCGTTAAATTCCCCTGATAGTCGTTCTGATAGACGGCCGTAACGACAGCATTCCGGACGACGGCCGCGCCGTTCGGATCCTTTAGCTGGAACGTCTTCGTCGTGCCGTCGCCGGTACCGAACGCCTGGGCGCCGACCGCGACGTTCGTCGGAAAATTGACCGGGTCCAGGAACTTCGCCAGCGTCCGCTTACGCGTGACCTTGCATCCGACCAGGTCGCCGTATTGCAGAATCAGCGCGGTAATCGCTGACGTGACGTTCGCGACGCTGATTTTCGGGCGCGGTAACGTGCCGCGGCCGTTGAATTCCCAGCCGTCCGATTTGACCGGAAACGGATAATACGTAACACCCTGCCAGACCAGCGCTTCCAGGACGCCATTCGTCCCGCCGTGATAGTTGACGACTGGACCGCCGACGACGCCCATATCCAGCGAATACAGGGTAATGACGGACGACGGCGCCAGCTTCTGCAGTTCCGTTGTAACGGCGGTCGGAGCGTTTTTCATGCTTCATAGACTTCATCAAATGTTGCGTTGAGCGTCCACAGGAACGCCATTACCCCGCCGGTTTTTACGCCGTTCCCGGACGTCGGCGCCTTGTTCCATTTCCGGCAAACGAATTTTTTCGCCAGCCCTTCGCCCGGCGGCGTCCACAGGAACGACTGGACGCCGCCGGCCGCTTGCAGAAACGCATCTATTGCGATTGCTTCGGAGTCCATCCGATTAGCGAAATACAGCGTCCATTTCGACGGGTTGACGTTGATTCCGAATGCGACGCGCTGTTCGTATCCGTCGCCATACGACGAAACCTTGACGTTCGGCGCGTATTCGCCGGTTGACTGGAAATCCGGCGCCCAGGTGAATGTTTGAATTGCCATTGTCGTTACCCCGCCAAAATTCCGCCGTCGCGCTTCTGGCGGATCATTTCCTGTTGGATTGCCTGCTGTATGACGCGCGCGAAACCGTCGCCCTGGCGTTGCGGCGACATTTGGCTAGACCCGTCCGAATTGACGACGACGGACGTCTGGAACGTATGGCCCGCCTGTTGCGTCTGCGCGCCTTTCATCGTGACGGGAATTGTCCGTCCGTCCGGCAGCGGGACATATGCTTCGTTGTGCGATCCTTCGCCGAATAGCGCCAATTGCGGCGACTTCGCGACGCCGCCGGTCGCATACTTCGTCAGCGGAACGGATCCGCCGGAACCGAATACGCCGCCGTTTGCGTGCGCGACTGGCGGCGTCCAGCCCGGAACGCCCTCGCTACTTCCGCCGCCGAGCGCGCCTAGTGCCGCGCTCGCGCCGACCTGAAGCCACTTCGCCAGCGGCGCCATAATCGACTGTTGGACAGCCATTCGCAGCATGTCTTTAATGATGCTGTCAGCGAACGCGCGGAAATCGACCTTTCCGCCAGTCAGGAACGTTTCCAGCGCGGTTTCCGTTCCCTGGAACGTGTCCGCCCAAATCTTATGCACCTGCGACGCGGCGTCCGTCGTCTGGTCGATATAGTCCTGGAACGCCTTCGCCTGGCCCTGGCCGGCGTCGCGGCTTTTGTTATAACTGTCCTCGATCGCCGTATTTACGCGCCCCTTGCGCGCGTCCGCGTCCGCTTGGATCGCGTCTTTCTGGTCCGGATTCACCGCGATCAGCTTCGCCGCTTCAGCCTGGATTTTCATGTCCGCGACCAGTTGCTGGCGCGCGAGCGAAGACTTTCGCATCAGGATTGCTTCGTCTTCGTACTTCTGGATTTCGACGTCGGTCGCCGCGTTTTGTTGCTTCAGCGTATCCGCCAGGCGCGCGTCCTCGCGCGCGTTGATCGACGCGCGGATATCGCCCTCGAGTTGCTTGTAACGGTCCGACGTCTTCGCTAGACCCTGCTGTTCGACGGTCGCCATTTCCGCGGCGACCTGGCTTTCGCGATTGCTGATTGCGCGCGCCTGCGCTTCCGCTTGGATTTGCTTCGCGCGGCTCTCGCCGCCCTGGTATGCCTTCGATGCCGCCAGCGCCTGCTGTTTTCCGTCATCGCCGGCCGCTAGCGCGCGCAGCGTCGCAATCTGGTCCGACGACAGCCCTTTAAGCCTGCCCTGCGCGATATCCAGGTTCAGGACCGCCAGGCGCGACGAATCCAGGACGCGGCCGAAACGTTCGACCTGGGCGATTTCGCTGTCCAGCTTTCCGCCTTCGTCTGTCAGCGACTGGCGCCGCGTCTGATAGGCGTTTTCCAGCTTCTGGCCGGAATGGTCGACCTTCGGCGCCTTCAGCTTTTCGTCGCGCTTACGGATCGCCGCTTCGATTTGCGGCGCGTGCGCCTGGGCGTCCAGCGCGTCTTTATCGTTCGGATTCGCTTTCAGCGCGGCGTCCAAATCCCGATGGAACTTCGCGACTTCCTCGTCTGCGCGCCGGACGTCGCCAGCCATGCCGCGCCAGTGATTGCGCAGAGCGTCAATCCCTGCAATACCCTTTTGCTGCGTCTGGTCGTCAGCGGACTTCTTTTTCGCGTCCGCTTGTTCCTGCGCGAATTTCTTTTGGAGCGCGTCCAGCGCGGTGTCGTCGTCCTTCGACCAGGTCGTCGGGTTGTCGTCAAAAACCAATGGCCCGGCAGATGCGGTTTTTTTGCGCTCCTGCAGCTTCGCGATTTGCTGCGCGGTCGTTTCGGTGCGGCCGAAATCCTTTAAAGCGTCCCAGGCGTGCGAAATAGAGTCGCGAACGCCGTCCCAAGCTCGCTCGAGTAAGCCCAGGTCCTTAACCGCTTGCCCGCCCAGGTGCGAATAAAGCGCCTCCGCGACGACCTTTTCCGCCTCCTCTTTCCGGCCCTGTTCCTCTAGCTGGACGATATAGGCGTATTGCGCGGCCGTGATGAAATGCCACGCCTTATTGTGTTCCTCTGCCCACTTCGCGACGCCCTCGCCCATTTTCGAGAAGTCTGCGACGATCTTGTCGGACGACTCGCCGGACAGGTGCGACAGTAGTTCGACGTCCTGCCCTAGCTTCAGAAGGTTTTCTGACGTAAACGCGCCGGTCGATACCAGTTCCTGAAGCGCGACGCGCGCATGGCCGATGCCGCCGGGAAATTGTTCGCCGATCGCGCTCGCGAGCGCGTTAAAACGGTCTTCTGTGATGCCGGCATATCCGCCTGTTACTTCCATCGAATGCGCGAACGCGGCAGACTCCGCGGCGCCCTTCGCCAGCGCGACGACAAACCCGCCGACGGCCGCGGCAGCGGTGAGAATCCCGGCGCCGGCCGCGCTAAACAGAAGCGTCATTACATTGATGCGCTCGCCTAGGACCATCAGCGACCCGCCGAACTTCGTCCAGTTGCCTTGCGATGCCTCGTGCATCAGGACCAGCAATTCGCGCTTCGCGCCCGCCGTCGAAAACGACAGGTCGTTCATTGCGTGTCCGCCGTCGACGCCCAGCTTTTTAAGGTTCGCGATAGCCGGCCCGAGCGCGGCGCCCATGCCAAGCGATTCCGCCTTCCATTGCAGGATTTCGGATTTCGACTTGCCGACCGTCTGCGTAAGACTGTCGATTTGACGCTGTAACGCCTGCTGTCCGCGCGTCATTTGCGCGATGCTTTGCGTCGTCCCGTTAATCGTCTGCTGCAGGCCGGAAACCTGTTGAGTCCCGGTAACAGTCGCGTTAATTTGGACTTGCGCTTGCGTCGTGTTGAGTGCCATTAAGCGGACTTCCGATCGTTCATAACTGCGACGGCCGCGGATTCCATCGCCTGGATATCGTCCAGCGTTTGCGCGTGGTCGATGACCTGGAAAGCGCGGAACAAAAATTCCAGCGACTGATAGTTCAAACCCAGGACGACGCCGTTCGACGCGACCCACTGAGTCCCCATGCGAAGGAATAGCGACAAGGTTTCCCAGTTTTCCGCCAGGACTTCGAAGTCCTCGACCTGGCCCTGTCCGCTACATTCTTCGATGACGTCCGCCGGCATGCCCCAGGCCTCCATATCGGCGACCAGTTCCGAGTCGTCCGGCGTCCCGCCGCGCGCCCAGTGCCGCGCGGCCTCAATTAGTTTTTTCGTTCGACGCCGTAAGCGCTCGCGAAAAATGCCGCGACGATCGCCGGCGCGACGCCCTGGATTTCCATGACGCGATCCAGCGCGGACGCCGAAAACGGAATCGCGCCGACGTCGTCTTCGACGCCCGTCCAGCCGGCGACGATTTCGCGCGCGACCTTCGCCGCGTCGCCGTCGTGCGCCGTGAATTCCTCGCGCAGCGCTTCGACGCGCGAGCGCGGAAGACGCTTGAATTTGACGTCGAACGTGTGCGAATCGAAACGACCGCCATCGCCGGCGACCTTGAATTCGACCGGCCAGTTATAGCCGTCCGTTTGTACGATTTTGAACATTTCCAGACCTCGAGAATTGAAACGGCCGGCGCGCGCGGCGCCGGCCCAGGTGCTTACTTGACGACGATCGTAAATTCGTCATTCCCGACGATCGGCGCCGCTTGATACGGAATCTGCATCATTTGGACGCCCGAATTGTCCGTATAAGTCGGGTTGTTCAAGTCCGCCGCCGCGACGTTGACCTGGACGATATTCCCTGCGCCGACGCCATGCGTAAGCGTGATCGGATAATTAGTGTTCGCCAGCGCGATCGCGAAAAAATCCTTAACGTCCGGCGTTACAGCTTCGAACGTGACCTGCCCCGCGGACTGGCGGTCCAAAATCTGGACGTACTGGGCGCCGACCAGGGACCGGAAATCGACCGTATTCCCGGCCTTCAGCGTCAATTCGTCCAAAATCGGCGCGTAGCTTGCGACCGAAATCGTCGGCGTGTTGGTCGAATTAACGACGAACGGCGCGATGAATTTCGTATAAGTCGGGATCGCCAGGGACGTCGCCGTCGGCGCGTTATAGATGCCGACGAAAGAAAACTTGAACGTCGGGATTCCCTTCGCTTTGAACGTCATTTCGACGTCGCCGCACGCGCCGGTAATGCTGTGTTGCGCGCCGTCCTGCTGGAAATACAGCGTCGCCGAATCCATCGCCGTCGATACCGGCTGATACGTGACGCTGGTCGACGCCAGGATCGTTTCCGACAATCCGCACGCGCGCAACAAGGGGCCATAGCCGGGCGCCGTGCCCGCCGCGCCCGAACCGGCGATTTCGACTTCGAAGTCGATTTTTACGTGTGCGTCCGCGACCAGTTGCATATTCGCGCCCAAAAAGGGGCGAATCAGGTCGCGCGTAACAAGCGTCGCGTCCATCGGCGTAACGTTCAGGTTTTTAACCAGGATCGCATTCGCCGCGCCGGTCGGAACGGCGTCCGTCCCGTAGGTCGTTTCCGTCTTCGCCAGCAAAAGCCGGCGACGGGTCAGGAGTCGATTTGCCATGTCTTAGCCTTGTGCATTCGTTGCGGCTTCCGGCTGGACTTCAGCCGGCGCGACCGGCGCGACTGCAGGCGCCAGCATGTCGGTCCGGTCGACCAGCGTTCGAACGCCAGTCGCCGGGTCCAGAATGTAACTTCCGCCCTGCCCGGCGAATTCGTCTTTTACTTCCGGCATATGTCGCCCCTATTCTGTTGTTAAATCCCGCTGGTCCGTCCGGTATTTTAAATCGAATTGCATCGTCGCAAAACAAACGGATTCGTCGGCGTCCGAAAAACCGAAATTGACGCTAGCCGGTTGCGTATCCATCGCCAGATTTCCCTGGGTCTGGTCCGCCATGATTACCGAATGAACCGCGCAAATGATCGGATCCGCCAGCGCGTCCGCCTCGTCGCCGCGCGTATAGACAATCGCATGTATCGACAGGTCCCAATCTAGTTTCGGGACCGTCGTTTGCTGCGATTGGTCCGCGACCGGCGAAACGATGACGGCGGCGACCGAATCTTTCCGCGATAACGCGGCCGTCCTGCTGCGCGCGACGACGACATTCGCGCCCAGGTCTCGCGAATGGACGTCATTTCTTCGTCAGTTCCGCTTCAGAGAAAACGCCATCGCCGACCGGCTTCGCGATCCGGACTTCGTAGCGCGCGCCGTCGACATACAGGACGTCTTCGAAATCCAGGCCCGGCAGGGACGCGGTTTCAAATGTCAGCTTGTAATCGGTCGTGATTACCATTCCGCCGGCGACGACATTCGACGGCATATCCAGAATGCCGAATGTGTCGATAGCGCCCCAGGCGACCGGGACGCCGAACGGCGGCGCCAGAAACGCCCGCGGATTCTCGTTAATCATCGTCTTCGTCGTCGACCGGATCCGCTTCGAACTTGTGCGCGTGCGCGATGTATTCCGCCCTCGTGACCTCGACGGCGTCGCCGCCCTTGCGGACGAACCGGCCTTGATGCAGGACGAACCCTTCGCGCAGTCGATACCGCCGCGTTTCCACGGCGGGCGCGCTGGCTTTACGCGCTGGCGTTTTCATCGGTCGGCGCCTTTTCGGTGGAGTCCGGCGCGGCCGGCGGCGCAGCTTCTGCGCTGGCCGGCGAAGGAACGGCGGCAGCTTCTACCGCGGCGCCCTTTGCGCTTTCATCCGTAACTTTTTGAGCGCTCGCGAATGCGTCAGGAAACGCCGCGCGCGCCGTGTCTTCGTGAATTGTCCCGGTCGCCAAACCCTTAACGACACTGTCCGACGGCAAGCCCTGGACGGCCGCGACGATATTCGCCGCCGTATGCTGGGACAGGCCCAGTTCCGCGACCTGGTCCGCCGTCATCGGCTCGAGCTTGTGACCGTGCGCCGCCGCTTCTTCCGGCGTCAGGAACAGGACGTCGCCCGCGCCATGAACAGCCAGGTTCAGCGCGACGGCCATAAACAGACGGACTTTGAAAAACGCGCGTTCGGTCGCTTCCGCCGCGCTTGCCAGAATCTTTTCCATGTCGGAATTTGTCTCGAGTAGGTTTCAAAAAACGGCCGGTCGCCCGGCCGTTTCCTGGTTGCCCGGCGATTAGCCGGTGATCGCGTCCGACATGACCGCGAACGAAGCGGCGTGACGGATATTGATGTCGACGGACTGCAGCGCGCGCATTTCCAGCGTGCCCGACTTGAAACCGGCGCCGTAGGGATTCAACAGAATTTCCATCGAACCCCATTCGCCGATCAGGACGTCCGACCAGTTGCCGAAATACACAGCGGACAGGTTCGAACCGGTGCCCTTCGTGAGATTCGACGGGACTTGGTTCGTGCGCGCCACGGTGTAGCCGTTGATTTCGCCCGGCGTCGTGCCGCGTTGACCGTTCGGCGCGTTCGTCCACAGGTATTGACCCGTCGTCGACTTCAGCTTCTTGAGCGCGCCGACGACCTTCGCGTTCGTCATGTACGCCAGAGAACCGATATCAGCGTCCGACGACGTAACGGCCGTTTCCAGGTCGATCAGGTTGTCGATACTGATTGCGCCGCCGTTCGTGCCGCCCACGACCGAACCGATACCCGACTGGTTGAAGACGCCCAGCGGCTGGCCGGCGGTGCCCGAACCCGTCAGCGCGGCCGAGTCGACGCCCAGCGCCATGACGCGCGCAACGTCGTTGCGGACCAGCAATTCGATATCCGGCGTCGACTGCTGAATCATTTGGCGCGTGATCTGGTTATATGCGCCGACGGTCTTCGGCGACATGCTCACCAGGTCGAACTGGCCTTCGCTTTCGGTGACGTCGGCGCCTTCCGGCGAAATCCAATACACCTGGGACGTTCCCTTCTGGCGCGGAATCGCGATATTGCCGACCAAGCCCGACAGCATGGTCGCGCCCATTTGCGTAACCATCGCCTTATGGCGAAGCATGTCGATAAACGAACCGCTCAGAAGCTGGGTCGCGACCAGGTTGTTACCCTGCGTCGAACCGTAACCCGCGCTCGCGGCGTATGCGCTCGCCGATGCCGCGCGCGTGACTTCGCCCGTCGGATCCTCGAAACGAACATTCGTCGGGAAGTAGAAGCCGA